GTTCTATGTAGAGAGAATTCAATAAATACGAATTCTATTGCTCTTGTAGGCTGGACACCTATTCTTGCTCTTAGTTCATTTCTGTCAATTACATCTGGTGTGTTTAGTTCTGCATCACACTTGATGAAATAATCATATATTCCTTGATTAATTTGAACGCCATCTAGTATTGTGCGAGCAAGACTAATGAACTTAGCTCTTACAGCCGAGGTGTTTGGTTCAAATATTAAGTTGCGAGCTTGAATGCGTATGTTTTTCTCTATGAAAAACATCATTCTGCGTACATTGACTCTGTCAAGAGCAGAGGGTCTTCTCTGAAGTGTTTTTTGTCCCCAGATAACAAAGTCTCCAACATCAGGGAAGCTGATAATTGGATTGATTGCATTTTGGAAGCCATACATCTGGTCTCTCTGAGCTAGAGTTGGGCTGTAGGCAACATCTAATATGCCTGGAACAATTCCTCTAGTGAGACCAGCAGGAGCTAACCAAGGATATCCTAGAGTATCACTTCTGACAATTGTAGCTAGAGCAGCACCGCTTGGTGGAACTGTAACATTCATGTTGTTATAAGTATCTCTTACAACAACCCAAGGCCAGTAGAGGGCAGCAAAGTCAGAATCAAATCTGACGTTGTTTAATGGGTGAGCACCATTTTGCCACATTACTATTTCACTTGGAGGCATGTCGCTTGGAGGATCGATGATAGCCAAACAATCTTGGCGATAGTTTTGGCAAACATCAATCAATTTAAGAACAACATCTGTAGAAGATTGGCCGGGGGCGGCTAGAAGTCCAATATCTGTATACTCTGGTTCGCTAAAAGCGTAAAGACCAGTATCTAGAAGAGGACTGCCTATTAGTACGTTGTCATAATCATCTGGATCAGTTGGAACACCATCTGTGCCGCCTACTAAAGAAACTCCGGTGGCAACACTGTTTTGTGGAGGAGCATTTACATCTGTGTTATCTACAACACGAATATAGTTGCTAAGAAGATTTACATATGTTTCAACATAATAACGGGAAGCAACATTCTTGGTCAAGTTGCCAAATACTTCAACTTGGCTGCCTTCGCTGTACACAGAGATGCTAAATGTGCCGCCGTCATAATTTGTAACAACGACCTGAGTCGAGTTTCCTTCGATGCCGGGGCTGTCTGCATTAATTGTTAAAGAAATAGCGTCAGTAGTGTTGGTTGGTCCTGTGAGAAGTCCAAAATCAAATGGATCTGTGTCATCAGAAGCCCCAGCAGGACTTACGCCTACGACTGGGTTGTATGTTGCAACTCCACTAACTGGGTTTGTTAGGCCTAGAATTACAGGTCCGTCACCATTATTTTTAACGCTTAAACGACCGTTTCTGCCGTTAATTGTAGTCTTTAGTTCAACAGCGCCTGCATTAGCAACTGCTACAAATCCACCGGGAAGATTGGCAATTTGATCGTTGATTTCAGTGATGATGTTTGTAATGTTATAGTCGGCACCTTCCAAAGCAGAAAGATCTACAGTTTGAACAATATTATCTATAGATGTATTGCCTGTTCCATCAACAACAACATCGATGAAGAAGTTTGTTACAGCATGGAAGTCCCAACGACCGGGAGGTGTGTAAACATTATTTGGATATTTTGTTACTGTTCCTACAAGACTGGCTGGCTCCATAGCGTTACCAAGGCCTAGTAGATTATTTGTGGCAGATGTTGTGCCACCTACTAGGGAACTCTCGATACCCATAAATTCAAGTGAGGCGTTCGGTCCATATGCCCAAGTTGTACGAATGCCAACATTTGAGCCTGTTGAACCAACGAAGAATTCGATGCCGTCAACATCAAAGTCTAGTTGAGAATTGAGTGTTTCGACCAAATCAGCAGCGTTGTAAGGATCGCCAGTATCAGGAGATGGTCTAGAGTCATCTTTTAGAACAACAAGAATCTTGTCGCTTTCTACACCATTGAGCTTCCAGCGAAAGTAAGTGTCTTGTGTAAAGTTGAAATCGCCATCTTGATCGCCTTCAACTTCAATGACACTTCCGGCAGCAGGAATATCAACAGTGGCAGTTTTAGCATATGTAGGACTAAGAATATCTTGGTCAGCTACACGAACGACATAGACTGCGCTACTTGTAATTAGTGCATTTTGTGCAGCATAAATCAAGTAGGGAGTTGTTGTTGCTGGATGTGGGTTTCCGAAAATTCTTTGCAAGCTAGAAATGTCGGTTACTAAAGTTGGAACATTGATTGGTCCCTTAGAAGCATATCCTACGATACCAATATTATTAACCGAAGGGGCTGTTGCAAGAGATGTTAGATCTTTCTCAGTGATGCGTACACTGGGACTGATCGTATTAGAAGGTGGAAAACCCTTAAGAATTGCCATGTTTTTCTCCTGTTCCAAATGTATTTGCTACAAGTCTGGTTTTTATATGACCAGATTTTTCTGCTCTCTTTATATATTCAGTTGCTCTCTCTTCTTCTAAATAAAAAATATTTTTTTCATTTCCTATCCCTGGAAGATGCAAGACTGTGAATTGTTTTGGAGATTTTCTTGATCTTACAATTATTTGTATGGGTTGCCTTTTCACATTTTTAATTTCAATCATCCAATCTCCTTAACTGTTTCTTCTATTCTTGCAATTATCTCAGTAATATTTTCGTCGGCGGCAGCATCACCAATTTCAACCCTAGTAGATAGAACAGTTTTTTCTCTTCTAATGGGTTGAGCAACATATGTTTCTGCTGTTAGGCCGAACTGAAACTTAATTACTCTGAGAGCTTGATCTCCTGGTTCTGTTTCAAGATTGTTAGCAATAGATGTTAACTTTACTGGAACTTCCCAATTGACTCCTCTCACTTTTATATATGCTACAGGACTAAATTTAGTAACTATTTGCTCTAGTATTTGGTTCATATCTTCTAATTGCATGGTCCATGCATATAAAGTATATCCAACATCTATTGGTATGCCTCTAGCAACTCCAAATACAGTATCCATTTTGTATTTTTCAGAAGTATAAAATGCAGGCTTGCCATCTGTGTCTTTCATAAAACTAATTGCTTGATGATATGTGTATCGATCTTGATTAAAATTAAATTCAGTTGAACTGATTGCAAGCATAGGTAATTTAATACGATCAACTACAAGTGTATCATCTTTTCTTACATTGTCTTGTACTACTGCTGCTACTGCTCTTTCTTGTGTTGCCCATATAACTGGCACAGGTAAAGCTTTTCCGTCTTCGTCTATAATTACTAAATTTCTAAACAAATCCATTACAGCTTCATCACATCCACGAATTGATTTTGAATATCTGTATATTGTGTTTCTATTCGGCGGATTTAAATCATTAACAATTTGCCCCGTTTGCATAGGGTCACAATTGTTTTGACTTCCATTGCCTGTTTTGTTAATTACTAAAGTGTCAAAATTCCAATCGCTAGGAGGCGAGATATTTTGATTGTTTTGATTATCTGGAGGCTGTTCACAATAACCTGGTGGTGGATCAATATTCTCTGAACGATCTTGGGGAGACAACTCCTTAAAGTCGTTAAGAGATTTACCATAACTATTAACATTTGGGCCTATAGGTTTCATACTTCTATATTAGTTAGTATACATCCGGCTTATATTGTTTTGGTGCATCAGGAATTTTACTTGGATCTGTTTCTGCTTTTGGCAAACCACGAAGAGGTGAGTCTGGTGTATTTTGCATTTTGGGAGCTTTTTGAATAGGCACTAGACCTTGTGAAAAAAGATCTTCTAGCTCATGTTGTTGCATGCCAAAAAATTCTCCAACAGTTCCTTGTTCTTCGCCATCAAAAGAATCATGTAAATGAACTTCGAGCGGAGAATCACTATCTTGCAAATCTTTTAAACTAACAAATTTGTTAAGAGCAGGAATGTATCTCCAATCAGGGTTTGAATTTTGTGTTCTTTTTATTTTGCTGAAATCAAAATCAGATTTTACACCAAAAGCATTTTGGTGATACATATGTTCTTTTGATCCGCCAAATATAATTTTATATGGCATTCCTTTTCCACTACGCATGCCAGTCTTACTTAGATCTGATTCTTTTTCTCTTGTAACTAAAGTTGAATAAGTGTTTACAGCTTTCCAGTTTTTTAAAGCCATATCCATTTTCTTTACGCCAGCAATTTCTGCTTTTTGCGCCATAGCAGCTACTGGTTTTTGAGCTGGAGTAGCAGATTTTCCTCTAGCATTTTGAGCAGTAGCGGTGCCAGTTTGCCACATAAGAAATGGTAATGTTGCACCGACTAAAGCTCTACGGGCACCTTGCCCCATTTTACTTAAGAATTCATTGTATACAGTAACAGACTCCATAGTGACTGGAAGATTATTGGCTTCACAAAAGTTTATGAAGTCTGCTAGTATTTGTTGTTCTTCTTTTATTAAATGATCTCTAAAATTCATTTTATTTTCCCTTATCTTCTTGAGCCTTTTCTTTTTCTTTTTTTGCTCTCCAAAGTGTAGTCCAAGCAGTTTGTAACCTATTAAGTTTTTCTACTTCTGGACGTTTTTTTAGCGCATCAATTTTAGCTTTAGTTGGTGCTATTTCTTTTTCTATAGCATCTCTTTGTTTTTGTAATTCAAGATACTGTGGGGCTTTATATATTTCGTCGTAACCTGCTGTGGGGTTTTTTTCCTTTAAATCTTTAACAAAAGCAGTTTGCATTTTTAAATACTTGGAGTCTTCGTCATTTTGGGGTCGAATCGATTTTCTTAATTCGTCCATTTGGTCTAAAATATTTTTTATAGTAGCTTCGTAGTTCTGCACTGCTTCCCAAGCTTCTTCCTCAGTTTTGAACTCAGGTATTGTGGGCTCTTCTTGTGGAGTGGTGGATGATGTGTCTGCAACTTTTTTAGAAGCAATTTTTGTTTTTTGCTTTTTAGGCTTTTTCTCTTTTGTTCGTGCAGGCGCTGGAGATTTCATTTCTTCAGGCTGTGTCATATCTGGTCTGGTTAAACTAGGACCAGCCGTAACTTTTACAGTACCAGCTTCTTGGGAGCGTAGTAGTGGACTGTCTTCATCATACTGAGGACTCCATACGAATTCATCTTCAGGGTCTGTTGCTAGAACAGTAGCATATGCTGGACTATAAATTCCAAGTTCATATTTCCTAGCAAGAGCGTCTGAAGCTTTTTTCTTCCTATTTTCAAATTCTTCTTTAGATTCATCTGGTTTTTGTGCTCCAACCATATCAGTAAGCTCTCTCATGAAAGCGGGGTAATTTGGATAATCTCTATAGAAGAATGGATCTGAAAGCTTCTCAAGTTCTTTTTGTTTAGATTCTTCGCCACTTACTGTTTTGAACAATTTATTTACATTTTTTAAAGCATCGACATCTTTTAGTTTTTTGACTAATTGATCATACTCAAAGTTTGTGGCGCTTGAATATGCATTATTCAAATCTTTTATATCTTTATCTTTTGCTGGATCGCCAGTGTAAGGGATATAAACTTTTAGAGGCATTACAGGCTGGCCAGTCTTTTGATTTATTACGAGGTAAACTTTCTTTTTCAAACCATCCTTGCCAGCAAGAGTTTTTACTCTTATCTTAATATGGTCTGGCAGAAGCTTGGTTTTATCAGGATTGTCTGGATCTGGTCCTATGTATTCTTCTCTTGGATACTTCTTGGCAGGATAAAGCTTTTTAATTACTTTCATGCGTCTTTCGACAATTGTTTCTACATCTTCTTCTTCGTCATCGCCGTATCCAATTATGTCTTCTCCTGCTTTGAATGTAGGAAGATCTGGAGCTTGGCCTGCAACTAGTTGGGGATGAGAGAATCCAGCAGCATCACAGACTTCGTTGTCAACTAACATGATTGCATTATCAAGATGAAGAGGAATGTTTTCTTCTCGTTTTATTTTTTCAATAAGCTGTGGAATTGATCTTTCTTTTTCATCAACAAGTCTCATGGCTTCTGGACTTATACTTTTTGCTATGTCCTGAACTTTATGTCTGTTTGCCATAGCAAACATAAGACGCTTGAAAGCTGCTGTAGCTCCTACCTCATCTGAATCAAAATTAGCCATTTTGCCTTCAAGATCTTTTGCAAGATTCTTAGCATATGTGCCAAATTTGTTTTCTGGATCAAGAATAGCTTCAACATATTGATTAAGTTCATCAATAACTTGAGATTTCATGTCGGTAAGTTCTTTTTCTTTTTTGGCTAGATTGTAGTTGTACTTGCCAAGGCTTGCTTTGTTGATATAGCATGGTATCTTAAAATACTCATCTGCTGCGTGATGTTTTGAAAGATGCTTGTCTTTTTCAAGTTTAACAAAGAATGTATTAATGTAATCGGGTTTGATCCAGCCACAATAAATCATTCTTTCAATCATTTTCATGTTGAAACAGGCTTCACTAACCCCAATAGATTGTGATAGTGATAATTGATTGTCTGAATCTATGAAAGGTTTCCAATCATTAACTTTAGTAAGCAGATTTTTTGATGCCAAAACGCCAGGCTGAGGTTGATTTGGCTTGTGGAATGATAAAGTAGGAGACACAACTTTTGGTTGGCTGTGGAACTCTCCTGTCTCAATATTTTTGTAAACATTTTTATGTGTAGCGGGATCTGATCTTACACCTTTTACACCTTTCATAGGAGCAATAAGAATGTGTTTCTCCCACTCTCTTCCTGTCTCTTTATTTACAAAAACACTTTTTCTTGGAAGGCCAGGAGCAATATAATCTACTACAGGTTTTCTAACTACTTTTCTTACGGTTTTGTATACAGGTCTTCCTTTTGCGTCCAAAACTGGAGGACCGTCAATTTTGCCATCTTGGGTTACTGCTAGTCTTTGTACCATTACATATGTTTCGTCTTCTGGGTGTGAAAAAATACTCCAAAACCTAGAAGGGTCATAGGGTTGTTCTTTCTGGCAGCTAAAAATTCCTTTTTGCTTGCCTGCATCAACCTGTACTTGCCCCCAAGCTAGTCTAACATTGTCAAAATTGAAAGAGTCGCCAGTTACAGCTTCTGAATATACATAGGATTCATTTGGCATAGCCATAGGAGCAGGAGGTGTAGCAGGAGGCATAGATCCCATATCGGGGGCTGCTCCCATCATCATGGCTTGATCGCCAATAGGAGGCCCTTCAGGAGCAGCCATTCCTTCTTCTGGAGGTGATTCCATGTCTCCTAGAGGTGCTGCTTTGCCACTAGCTTTATCAAGGTTTGTTTTGATCATATCAGCAATATCTGATAATACTTGCAGATCGTTTTTATCAAGGTTAGTGCCACCTTCTTTGGCCATTTCGATGGCACTTTGTATGTCAATTATGCTTTGGTGAACCATTCCTTCAGGTGTAGTAGTGTCTATTCCTTCTACTGAATCTACATTTTCATCCCCCAAAGCCTCTGCAGGCATATTCATATCTGCAGCAGCCATAGGCATAGCAGGCGGCATACCTGTAGGGGGAGCCAAGGGAGGCAGTCCTCCTGTAGGAGGAGCGGGAGGCATCATTCCGGGGGCTGGAGGAGCCATAGGAGGCATTTGTTGTGCGCCACCAACTTGTTCGAAAAGTTTATCTGCTTGTAGTTTTCTATAAAATTCGTAAAAACTCTTCATGTTTCACCTTGAATATGATTCCTAAATTATATATTTACTTTATTATAATAATATCATTCTGCTTGTGGTTGTAATACTCCAGCTTGATTTGGCATATCGGATGTGCCAGCATTTGACATTCCTGCCATGTCTCCAAGTTCCCCAATCGGTTTTTCTGGAGCGGTTGTTCCTACAGGCATATCTGCTGGAGACTCAGATTCTTCTTCCTCTTCATCTTCGTCATCACTTACACCTAGTATGCGAAGTCCCATTTTTGCTAATTGAGAAATAGTGGCTTTTCTATCTTCGTCTAAATCCATTCCTTTTTTGGATTCATCTCCTTCTTCTGAAGGCTCTAATGCAGCGAGAATATCTTGTAAAGCTTTTATCATCATGCTTTGTGGGTCTTGTGCATCTTTGCCTTCTGGCTGACTAAGATTATCAGCAGGAGCATCTTGTGCTGGCAATTCAGTTTGCTGCATACCCAATTGATTTGCTTGATTTCCGGGAGCTATTACCGGAGGCATTCCCATAGGCAAAGTAGGTGCTGGGCCTTGAGGCTGCATGCCTTGTTGTTGAACGCCTAATGGTGGCATTCCCATGTCTTGCTCATTAATATTCTTAAGTTTGTCATAAAAGGAAAAAAAACTTTTCATAATAAATCCTCATTTATACAATTTTGTAATCTACATCTGGGGCTTTATTTACAGAGGTGCCGCTTACGTCGTCCTCTTGGAAGCGTTGGCATATACATTGAAGTCTAACAACTCCATACATTTTGAATTCCCCAGTCTTTCTTTCAATTATTGTCCAGTTCTCTTTCAAAAAAGGCGTGAACAGTCTTGATCCTATTTTTGGAGCATGGCCAAGTGTTCTCAAAACTGATCTATAGTTAAATTCAAATATCATTTCGTCAGGCGAATCTATGCCAAAAGCAGTTTGTAAGTTCTGACTAGGCACAGGCTCATAAAACCCATATAGTTGTACAGGATTTGGACTGAACATCTTTGTACGGGTTTCAAGATATATTGGATCTATATTATTTATATCAACAAATAGCTCATAATAAAATATGGGGGAGCCACCAATTTTTATTGATTCTTCATCCCAAGCATTAAACAAGTTGTGTTCTGGCAGCCCATCATCGAACTGTTGTTGGGATCCAGTAACACAATATGGTCTACCATCATTTCTGTATATCATGTAGTTTTGCCCTGTTTAGCTTTATTTAGTATGTCTAAAAACTTTTGTAAATTCGAAGGTTGCTGTGCTTTCGGTTCTTGAACAACTGGTTCTGGGGCTTTCTCTACTTTTTCTGGTTCTGGCGTTACGGCTGGAGCAGAAATAATCTTTGGCAAAGGAATCTTTGGCAATGAAACTGGGGGAACATCTACTGATGGTTCTACAAAAGGTTTTGCAGCTACTTTTGGCTCTTCAGGTTTTTGTATGGGCAACGGTGATATTATTGGTTTTATAATAGGAGCAATAGTAGGTTTTGGTTTTTCTTGCTCTATCGGTTTAGAGACATCAAGTTCGGGTTTTGCTTCTATTCCTAGTTGATTTAATATAATTTCATAAACATAAGATGGAATTTTTTCATCGTATTGGAATCTGCTTGCTAAATCATCGTCTTCAAGAATAAATTTACGAATACGGGAAATAATTTCTTGTTTTTTGGACTCTAGCCAATCTTTATTTATTTTGCCAGAAGCAAGGGCAGCAGAGAGACCTTTGCTAAATTTATCTTGTGCAAATTTTTCTAGATCTGCTTTATCTTCTGCCGAATACAACTCTTGTTTTTCAGGTTTTTTTGGTGCTGTGACTGGCATATCTTTTAGTTTTGAGGCGTGATGAATATCCTTGCTGTAAGGGAATTCATCAGGACTTAATTTTTTCCATTTTTTATCACCTGCGAAAGCAGTTTTGGTATAAATTTGCCCACAGTCAGATTTGTGAGTCAGTTTATATTTTTCGACTTCTTTGCCGCTTGAAGCAATTTCATATATTTCAAAAGCTTTAACAAAAGGTACGGCCAAGTTGTAATAAATATTTTCTTTTAATGTTGCATTAGTGTTTAAAGTGTCTCTAATTGCAAGTCCGTAGTTTACACCCATTTTGCAAGCTTCTTTGCCACAATAGTCTTGGAATATTTTTATAAGTTCTGGATACTTTTCTTCAGTAAGTTTGTTAGCATAAAGTTCTGCAGTAAGCCAATATGGCCATTGTCTTCTTTTTGCAACAAACCATCCAGATGTTATGGCGTAGCTTGCTTTATCAACAAAGGCTTTCAAGTCATTATCAATTTCTTCTATAATTTCTGTTGCCAAAACATCAATAAGTTTTAGTGTTAGCCGTTTTGCGTGTTCTGTTATTCCTGTCGTAGTTAGCAGGCTTCTTGCTTGTTCTTGTGTTTGTTTTAAGCACCTGTATAGTTCTGGTACAAAGTGATCCTCGGCTACTTCTGATATTTCTTTTTTGACATCTGCTGAATAATCTTTATCGTCGGTATCTTCTGCACCCATCAATGTTGCTGCTATTCCAGTTTCTCTAGCTTGTTTTTGTGCCTCATCTGCAGCCTTCAATCTATCTAACTCTTCTTTTTCTTGTTCTTGTCTTTGTGCAATTCTAGGATCTGCGCTTCTTTGTTTAGCTGAAACTGCAAATCTACCAGCTTTTAATGCACCTTTTCCACCTTTTAATCCACCTTCGCCTTTGTCTTCTTTGCCTCTACTAGCAGCAGCTAGCATGGCGGATTTAGATATATTAATAAGTGTGGATGTAAAACAACCTGTGAAGAAATTAAGCAGTGAAAATATAAGATTGGATTTTCCCGAATAAGTATTTAGGTTGCCTAATGCGGCATTTAATCTTTGTACTTGTCCTTTTTTGTTTGCTACTACTATAAAATCTGGATTTATACTTTCAATATTTTTTGCAAATTCTCTATCATATCTTTTGTAATATGGATTTGTAAATCTAATAAGTGCTTTTCCTAATGGTGAACTCAACTCAGGTACTCGCTTGTTGGTTGATGCAAGATCTAATAGCTGTTTCTTCAAATGATCGTCATCAACTGGATCACTTTCTTGATTTTCGTAAATGGCTTTGATTAGAGCATTTTCAAATACATAAATTAGTTTTTGATTTATATAAGTGTTTTCAAGTTTAACTTCGTCCCCAAGTTCTTCATCTGGTTCAAAATCATTATCTACATCGCCAAATAGTTCATCTTTATCTTCTAAAGAAGCTTTAATCTCCTCAGAGCGAGATTTTTTGTTTGATAGGAGATCGTGGAAATCGCCTTTGCTAGAATTTTTACGGAGACCTTTGCCACCAAGACGTATAACTAACTCATAGAAATCTTCAAATCTGAAATTTTCAACATTCTCAATATTTTGTTTTGATACCCATGCAAGAAGTTCAACCAAAAGTCTAAAAATAAATTTTGTTGCAAAACTAGGAAAGGGCTTTATTATTTTGTATCTGCTTTGTGATACCATGTTGGATACAACACGATATTTGGCTACTGTATCAGTATTTATTGTTATAATTTTTATATCGTCTGAACCATCTTGAATTTGCTGGGTTGTATTTGGAAATACTTCTATTTGTCCTTCAAATTTGCGATTGATAATTACAAATATATTGCCTGGGCCATAATTAGTGACTTCTGTGGATACAGCAAAAGCTCGGTCTTTTTCATAGTTAAATTCTAAACGGCCATTTTCTGCTTTTATTATTCCTGTATGTGTCCCTAGTTCGCTTCTTTTGCCTCTTATTTGTGGTGAATTACTAATATCTTTTCTTGGCCTTAATCCAACGTTTTCATCGCCGCCAGTTCCTCCCCAACAAGTTTGGTATGCTTAGTCTACCATTAAAGAATCTGGTCTAAACTTTTCATAAAGTACTGGCTTTATGATTTCTGGATGATTTATTCCTTGAGAAACTATTTCATCACAAGCCTGCAATTGATTTGGACTTAGAAAATGACCCCCTAATTCCTTGTTCTTTTCGATCAAGGATTTTGCAAAGTCTTTAATGTTTTTGCTAATTTCTTCTGATCTGCTTTCAAAAGTTTGGAGAAGTGTTAGTGCTTCTTTTGACTTTTCTTTTGCTTCAAAAAGATTTAACCAGCCATAAAAACCATTATCTAACATCTTGAACCTTTTATTCTAGACTTATTGTAGGAGTAATTGCAATTTGCCCACCAGCTCCAGGCAAAACGAATGGAGCAGATGTGAAGGCTTCCACCAAAATAAGATTGCTCGAAGCATCAAGAATAAAATATCCTTGGATTGTAGCTGCGGCTGTCATAGTAAAAACTTGCTCAGGATACTGAGCAGTAGTTTGGCCGCTAACAGTGGTAATAGTCCATGATCCACTTGATAATGTTATTGCTGCATATCCTGCAGTTGAACATTCTGTCAAATCAGCTAAAACAGTGTCTTCATCTGGTTCATATCCTTCGTTTGTGAACAAACGCAAGGATAAGTTGCCATTTGTGTTAAGACCTAGTATCCTTCTGAGAATTACTGATTCACTTACTGTCGGCACAACAAAAGCCATAAGGCCTCCAAATGTATTGTATTTACTAATATATAATCGTTATGGCAATAAAAAATAAAGACGGATCGGTTTATAAACTAAAAAGTCCTAATCCAATCATGAAATCACAGGATGTTTGGAATAATTTTACTTTGCACAATATGATTTTTGAGCAAACTACAGAAGAGGATAAAGTTAAACTCAAAAAGAATCCAAAAATAAGTATGGGAACTACGGTTGTTGTAGAAGAAAAGAAAATACAAGAAAAAGAAGTAATAAAAGCGCCCCCACCTTTGCCTAAGCCTAAAATAGATGAAGATACAAATAATAGCCAAGATCACGAGGTTGAGAGGCCAGTATCAATAAGTAATAAATTAGATGGATTGCCAAAAACTATATTAAATTGTTTACCCGCTACTGTATCTGAAAAGTTAGATGATCTTTATGGAGATAAGAGCGTTAAAGTTACTTATGGAGCTAAATTTACCTTTGAGGCAGTTATACTAGATGAAAGTGATATAAATTTAGTATTTTGGACACATCTTGATAAAATAAATAAATTCACAATTTTATATCCAAAAAACAAAGAAAAAAGATGGTGGCAAGTAGAGTCTACAAAAAAAGCTCCTGAAGGAAACTTTATAAAATGTTTTCCGAGTTATTCTCATCCTAATTTTTAGGATTGCTTTTCAAACCCATTTGTTCTAAGGTTTTTTGATGAGCTTTAATCGAGCGATTAAAACCAGTTTCATAGATATTTTTTAACATATTTAGCATAGTTGTATAATCGTTTGTATCTCCCATGTTGATCATCATTTTATAAATTACAGGGAAATATGGTGATACATCTGTATCCATTAATTTTTTCAAGAACTCAACAAAATTTTGTGTATTTACAAATTGTTCGTAGTTATGTTGCATATTGTTTCCTTTAGTATAAAAGGAGTTATGCTTTTATACCTTTTGCAGATCTAGCATTTAATTCTGCCTTGGATCTTGTTATGTAACCTAGAATTTTATCTCTATAGTTATTTGCAAAATTGGTATTATTGTTTAGGTTTGTTTGTAAATATTTTACTAAATCATCTATTTTTGGTTTTGTAATATATTTTGTGTTTAGAGTGAATATTAATGTTGGAATCATGGTGCCATTAATAATTTTTTCTAAAATATTTTCTGCTTTAGCTATAGTACCGCTAATTTGTCTAGCATGTGATACTATGTAATCTAGAATAATAACAGGCACTTGTTTAGCCTTATACTTTTCTACTATAGCAACATGATCTATAGGATTTGTATTTAGCTCTCTATCTGCCTGAATTACAAGGGGATTTACATCCGCAGGCATGGGAGTGCCTTTGAATGTTTCCTCAATTTCAGCTTTAATTCTTTCGATTGCCATTCCAGCTTTAATAGCAGATCCATCTTCTGTTTGATTAGAACTGAAAGATTCTAATACTTCTTCTACAAATTTATCAGCTTTTTCTTGTGCTTTCTTAGCATAACTGTTTTTTACAGATACGCTTGCCCAATTTTCATCGGGATTATCGTAGAATGCTTTTGCTAAATAGGCGAGTCCTAAATCATGCATAGCAAATTGGAAGCTAGATATAATTTCTCCAATACTTGTTTCTTTTTCAGACACACTTGCACCGTCGTCTGCTACTGTTTTTTGCAAATCTCTAATATCATCGCTTAAGTTTGAAGCAAGCTCTTCCAAGTTTTCAAGTCTGTATACGAAACGGCATGTTCCAGTTTCCATTCTTCTGATGCCTGGTCCACAACTTATTGATTTTGTGAATGAGAACAGATCAGCAGCTTCTTGTGGAGATGCTGCAACTGCGTTTTGTCTTCTTCTTCTGGAACCACGCCCGAAGTCTTGTTGTTCCATGCTGGTTAACATTTTTGATACCAGATCCTTGATAACAGTTACATCTGTTTCAATGTTATCACGATCTAAGTTTTCAAATACTTTTTGCAAGCCTATTTCTACTAATTGTGGTAAAAACATTAATAGAACTGATCTTTCTACTCTTAAATTAAATGTTTCTTGTAATTCACTTGAATTGAGTCTGTTTTCTATATAATCTTTTATTATGCTTCGTAGACTATGGCCGAGGCCATCGGCACTAAACATGCGTTCGATTTTCTTTGCATATTTTGGATTGTGGAATTTTTCAATAGCATCTTCTGAAATTTTAATATCATATTTTCTTAGATATTGCCTCTCAGGAGTTTCAGCATTAGGGAATAGGCCTCCAGCACGGCTATGCTCGCTACCTTGCTTGTTGGCTCCGGGCAAATGCTCACTATGTACATAAAGGGATCTGAACTTTTTTGATTCATCTGGATGGTCTGCGTTTTCTACATCCATATGCTCGCCACGCAATACTCTGCTAGGAGCGCCAGCAAAGACTCTATTGTAAATATCTCTTTCAAAAGGATCTAAGCGATTAGGATCATTTCCTACTTCTTTAAGCTTGTCTAGTATATCGAGTTCTGCTCTGGTTAGTTTTTTGTATGCATGCCCGCTTTTTAATACTGGCATTTCTGTTTCTACAATTTCTGGCTGACCTTCATAAACAACGTCCCCATCTTTATTGAATTTGATTGGCGCTTTTTTCACAAAGTTGGTATGATGTAGAAGATATAGACTGGGATGATCGATCTTATCGATTTCTTTCCCTTTATCTTTCCCACCTTTGACAGATGTCCTGCTTTTGGTAATAAGACCTCTATCTCCTGTTGGTAAATCTTCAGGCCTTAGAACAATTTCAGAGCTTGGATTTGAGGGGTCAGGAATACGGATTTCTCTTTTCCCAGTTTTGAATTTTCCTTCGCTTATCAATCTGTCAAGTATATCCTTGGCATTCTTGTCTGCTTGTTTTCTGAGTTCTGAGGTGTTTATTTCAACTCCAGAAGCCCTATAACTTGCAATTAATTTTTGTAATTCATTATTCATTAAAAAGTCTTTAGTAAGCTCATAATACATTGAGTCTACTAATTTTCTTCCGCCACCACCATTATATGAGTGATATTTTGCATCCTGTTCTGGCATGTCTGCTGAATCTTTTTCAGGATGATTTGGTTTATGCTTTAAGTCTTCGGCATCATACTTCACTATTTGGTTGCCGAGCAGTCGAAGATAATCTTCGATCATGTCTCTAATTGACTCCTCTGATGGAAAAGCAAATCCATCAGTCGCTTTCTTTGTTGTTGTAATTACTCTGCCATCTTTTGTAGATGTTTTAATTTGCACTTCTCTAGGATTATGAAGATCAAAACCATCATGTACACCTACTGTACCTTCAAGTCTTTTTACAAGTGGTTTTATGTAGGGCTTTGCAAAAAATCTAAATCCATCGAAACCTCTTGTTACTAGATCAAAAGGCTGTAGTGAACTATCCATCTCTGGCGGAACAGTTGTATAATTATATCTTCTATCAACAAATTGTTTTGCTATATCTTTTGCGTGAAGTTTTGCTAATGATGATGCTGAATTACCAGCACTAATATACAACGGGTCGCTATCAATGATTGATTTTTCATGTTCTAAAGCATGTTTGTAAACTTCATCATATTCATTTTTTCTTAAATTGTGCAGTCTTCTCAAATATTCAAAAAGATATTTGTCATATCTCATAAAAAGAGCTTGCTTCCAATAATAAGGATCAAATTGTCTTAAAAACAGAATATCATCTTGATTAAGATATACAGTGCCTTTGAAAACATTCCCAAATACAACTTCTGATATATTTGCTTTATACGAATTTTTATGAATAAAGTTGTACTTTGATATTTTATAATTTTGGTATACTTCGTTTATATTTGCATGCTTTTTGGTCTCAACAGATTTTACACTTTGAGAATTTAAATTGTATTTTTCAAATATTTCATACAATTTGTCGTTCGATGGCATTTTTTCACCAATTATAATTTAGTTTGCGATAAATATATGTATTATGAGTAATTCAAATTGTATTTACCTCCAAAAGCCTACTAGTTTCAATTGCAATGGGACAGGAAGTAACCTAGGGGTTTCAGACCCTTTAGATATTGCTTCTTTGAGTGCAAGACCAAATCGTGGAAAAATACGAGACCAATTAAAAGATTTTGTTCTGCTTATGTTAGGTGCTCCAGTAGTACAAATTGAATTAGATGAACAGCAATTAGACGCAGCAGTTGATTTGGCTTTGCAAGTTTTGGAAGAATGGGCTCCAAGAGAGTATTTTCAATATTATGTATTTAATACCATTCCGGGGCAAAGTATTTATACCATGCCACCAGATATTGGATACATTCGCAACGTATTTTATAAGGAAACAGGTACGTTCTCATTTCAATCAAGCGATCTTGGAGGAGCAATACCTGTTGAATACTTTTATCCAGGTGGTGCATATGCTAGTATACAAGGCGGATTAATAGACCCTGTACAACCAATATGGGGTAGAGCAGGAGAATGGAGTTTGTATAAGGGATACGAACAGACGTATTCAAGATTAGCATCAAATATCGGTGGTTGGGAATTCTATGGCGGATATCAAACAATAAAAATTTATCCTATACCTTATAGAGCACATCGTGTTGTAGTACATTATTTACAGAAAAACAATGATTGGGGAAGAGTGCAGCAAGTTATGCAGGAAGGCGCATTAGCATATGCAAAAATTATGTTAGGCAGAATTAGGTCTAAGATCAAAAACCCACCTGGCCCCGGTGGTGGAGTACAGCTAGATGGTGATACATTGTTACAAGAAGGCAACCAAGAAAAGAAAGATTGGGAAGAGCGTTTGATAACAAGATATGGTGATATTTTACCAATTACTCTCGATTAGATTTTTATCTTGTTTGCAATGCTTTTTGCGTTATTATACAAATTGGCACAAGAGGCAACTGGCATGTTTTTGACAAGTGAACTACCCCTAGTCAATTTTTCGCTACGCTCAAATTGAACTAGGGGCTTCAGGTTTCACAGCCTTGACTAATGCCAACGACTCCACCTGTTTTTGTAAATATTTTACTTAGAGCCATTCATCCCCGCACCTGAAGAGTGCGGGGTTTTCTGGCTCGTTAACTATAAAATGGGTTTATAATATTAATTGACATTCTCCCCCGACTAAAGTCAGGGGGGTTCTTGGCTCAAGGATCATAAAAATAAAAAGAAGTGAAATAGTTTATATCCATGAAAGTTTTTACTAATTTACTTTCATGGATTTCAAAACTAGATTTCGATCTTTGCTGCCTTATGGCAACCCATTTGAAGGGTTTCAGTTTCAGAATTGTGATGTTGATTTGTTTGGATGGGGTGGCGAAGATAAAATATTCAATGAATTAATATCAAGATATAAACCAAAAGTAATAGCCGAAGTTGGTACTTATAAAGGCCAATCTGCTATAAACATGGCCAAAGCACTTAAAAACAGTAAAATTGACGGGCATATTGTTTGTATTGATACTTGGTTGGGGTCATCTGAGTTTTATTTTACTCATGGTGAAGGTGGTAGGGAATTGTGTTTTGATCATGGGTATCCCACAATTTATTATCAATTTTTAGTTAATGTTTGTCATTATGGCATGCAGGATTACATCACTCCTGTTCCGCTGCCAAGTGTAGTAGCAGCAGAGGTTTTTAAGGGAAGAAACATACAGTTTGATATGATTTATATTGATGGCGATCATAGTTTTGATAGTGTTTCAACTGATATACGATTATATTATAATTTATTATCTCCTCATGGAGTTATGTTTGGCCATGATTTAAATTGGGATGGAGTCAAAGCTGCTGTTTATGATTTTTGCAAAACAAGAAATAAAACACTAATTAAGAAAGACAATTTTTTCTGGATGATTTCCAACTAGGAGATTTATGTTTGTACACGGTCCTTTATATGAAAAGCGGAAAATAATAGTTACAGAGCTACAAAAAGTAGGTCTTGAGACTGGCGATATTGTTTATTCTGCTTCATCTGTGAGAGGACCATTAGGCATTCCTTTTGGCAAATGGATACAAAAATTTACTCATTCTCCATATTCTCATGCAACATTAATACAAGTTGAAAATGGTGAGTATTATGCAATAGATGTGTCAGATTGGGGAACAAGAAAGTTAAGAGTAGTTGATTGGTTTGATAATTGGGGAGCTACAGATTTTTGTGTTTGTAGACTCAATGAAAAAACTGAAAAAGATAATTTGTGTTTAGATTATCAAATTAAAAGATTTTTGGATATGGATCCAAGTTATGATTTTAATTTTATCGATCCTAATGCTTTTTATTGTACTGAAGCAGTCAAGCAAATGTATGGAAATTGTGGATTTGACTTGGGAGGAGCTTTTTTAGTTAAGGATATGGTGCCTTGGTGGTTTTACAAATTGATAGTAATAGGCAATTATGTAACAAAATTATTCTCTAATTCATCTTTGCCGCTTGATGTGCTAATATCTGTGGTTGGAAATATTCATAGGGGAATGCTTGCTTCTCCTATGACAAAAATGATTTATGAGTATGATTCAGAAACACAAACGTTTCTATCTTTTGTCTAGATTAATATTTTAATCACTTTATCTTAGATTGATAATATATATTTTATAATGAATGCTTTCAAAGAGTTTCAGGAATCTAGAAGTTAGATTGCTACACTTTTGCTTTGTAGAATATAAATACTTTTAGTTTTAATATAAGGTGGTTGAATGGCTGATCTAACACGAATACAACAGGCGATGCCAATACAGATCACAGATGCTGATAACAGTGCTGCTGGTTTGGCAAACGCCTTGCCTTCTTCGGTGGCTGTAGGATTGGTAGTCAGGGAAGCGGCACAAGGTATACAAACAAGCGCAAATAGCAAGCCAGTTGTTGTCGCATCAGATCAGCAAGTAGCTCGTGATACGATGGTCTATGGACAACAATTAGTAGGCACATCAGAAGTACAATTGCCTAGTAATCAAATTTATTTAGCTGTAACAATCAAGGCATCTAACGACAATAGTGGCACCGTTTATGTTGGAGTAAGCGGAGTAACAACTAGTACTGGATTTGAATTGGGAGCAGGAGAAGGTGTTTCGATTCCAATTGACAATACGGATAAAATCTACCTTATAGCTAGCGCTTCTTCACAAACAGTTTCCTACATTGGTGTTTAAAGATGATAAATTCACAACCTAACTTTAATCCTGGTTTAACAAAAGCAAGAGCAGATTCGCTTTATGCCTTGAAAACATCTGGATTTTTATCAAGTGGGCAAATTGCAAATAATTCTATTTTTAGTGGCAATATTGCCTCTGGTCAAATTGGTGGATTTCATCTTGAAAGCGGTCTCATAACAGCAGGAAGCAATGTAACAATAAATGTTGATGGTAATAATCATTATCAAATAAGTGCCACAGTAAGTGGTGGCGTGGCTGTTAGTACTCTTACTGTCACAAGCGGTCTGGCACTAAACAGCGGTTCTTATTTTGATGGCTCAAATCCAGCAGTAATAGGAATTAGAAGCGGTGGCGTTGTCAGCGGGCTTCTTGGTGATGGATCTGTAAATAGTGGAACAATTGCTTCTGGAAGTATTGGTGCAGTGCATTTTGCATCTGGTTTAGATTTTTCTCTAAAATCTGGTCAGGTTACAAGCGGTTATCTTGGAGATGCTTCTGTAGTTAGCGGTAGTATTGCTAGTGGTTCAATTAATGGCTATCATGTCTCAAGTGGTCTTACTCTATATTCTGATTTAATTGTTAATAACATTAATATTGGTACTGGCGGCAGTAGTGTAAGCGGAAATGTTGCTTTTGGAACAAATGCTTTAGCATCGAATTCTCCAACGGGCTTATCAAATGTTGCTGTTGGCAACGGAGCCCTCTCTGAAAACACTATAGGCAGCAGAAATGTAGCTATTGGGGCTGGAGCTTTACAATTTAGTTCTGGAGGAGAGAGTAATGTAGCTGTAGGGTTCCAAGCCTTGCAAAATAATACTGGTAGTGGAAATATTGCTATCGGTAGAAATGCTATGCAAGTAAATGGCAGCGGTATATTTAATGTTGCAATTGGCCATCAGGTCATGGAATTTGCTCGAGGCGCAAGAAATGTTGCTATAGGATACCAAGCCTTAAGATATACAACAAATGATTACAATGTTGCAGTAGGATTTGGTGCTCAAAATAGCATGAGCGGTGGAGCCTATAACGTTTCAGTGGGCGGAAACACTCTGCTCTCTAATAGAAGTGGCAACAACAATGTAGCAATAGGGCATGGAGCAGGCGGCCCAGGAAATAATAATATTTTTGTTGGATACGGCGCAACTGGATCTTCTGGACAACAAAATTCGATAGTTATTGGTTATCAAGCTTCAGGACATGGTTCGAATACAACAATAATTGGTAATACAAATACTATTTCTGGAACTATTTATGGCAATATAAGCTTCCCCTTGGGAATGAATATTTCTACCTTAAGTGGAAATGTTTTGGCTTATATAAATTCTGGTGGTGAGATATTCGGTATACTTGCATCAGGCATAGTAGTAAGCGGAAGTATAGCGTCTGGTTCAGTCGGGCAGTTTGCTATAGCAAGTGGTAGTATAACATCAGAGCACATAGCTAGTGGTGCAGTTATAAATGCTGATATTGCTGATAATGCAGTAACAAGTGGCAAGATAGGTTCTGGACAAGTTGGCGGATGGCACATTGCTAGTGGATTGGTAATAGCTGGAAGCAATGTAAGCGTTACAATTGATGCCAACAACAGGTATACAGTCAATGCAACAGTCAGCGGTGGTGTAGCTGTAGAGCCTCTAACTATTTCTAGTGGTTTAAGCCTAAGTAGCGGAAGCAGCTTCAATGGCTCTGTTCCTATGACTTTGGGAATATCAAGCGGCGGTATAATCAGCAATCTGATTGCGAATGATGCGGTTGTCTCTGGCAAAATTGCTTCTGGTATCGTTGATTGGTTCAATATAAGTTCTGGAGCAATTAGATCTGGAAATATATATGCAAATGCGGTTGTTTCTGGAAGCATAGCATCTGGCCAAATTGGTGGAAATCATATAGCTCCAAGCACTATTACAAATGCAAATCTTGTTAACAATTCAATTTCTATCAACGGAGCTTCAACTACTTTAGGCGGTAGTTACGCAAACGCTAATTTGACTGCTGGCGATGGGCTAACAGGCGGACCATATAATGGATCTGGGTCAGTAACAATAAGTGTAGCTAATGCTGGCATTACTAATGTTATGCTTGGAAGTGGCGCAGTAACTAGTGGCAATATTTCAAGCGGACAAATCGGTACTGGTCACCTTGCTGATGGAGCAGTAAGAAGTGGTGATATAGCTAGTGGGCAAATTGGCGGAGCACATATAGCACAAGGGTCTGTAGAAAATAGCAATCTTGTAAATAATTCTATTACAATTAATGGTTCTACCACGACTCTTGGCGGTTCTTATAGCAATTCAACTTTAACAATCGGGACAGGACTTGCTGGCGGTTCTTACAACGGTTCTGGGGCTGTAACAGTAAGCATAGCTACTGCCGGAATAACAAGCGGTTTGATAGCAAGCGGTTCTATTGGAACATATCATATAGCCAGCGGAAGCATCACAGGTGAATTAATTGCATCTGGCGCTGTTGCTTCAGAAGATATTGCAAATAACGCTGTTACAAGTGGTAAGATAGGATCTGGTCAAGTTGGTGGCTGGCATGTTGCGAGCGGCCTAGTTTTGGCTGGAAG